GATTGTCAGAACGCAGATGGTATTGAAGATGAAGAAGTAGGTAGACAGTTTTTGGAAAATATCCATAACTGGCCTCTTTGGAAAAAAACATCTTATAATACAATAGGTAATAAACACTCATCAGGTGATGACTCTAAAGCATTTAGAGGTAACTATGCTGGTATAGGTATGACTTATGATGAAGATAATGATATTTTCATTAGTAAAAAACCTTATACAAGTTGGGTTCTTAATACAGCAGAAGCAAGATGGCAGTCACCAATAGGTGATGAACCAGAACTTACAGAAGAAGAAAAAGAAACTCATATCTATGAGTGGAATGAAGATAATCAAAGTTGGGATAAAAACGAAAGATAATATTCTTTTATGAAGAAACAGGTGGTGTCTGAAATAGATATTGTAAGTGGTACAATAGATAGTCCTAAAGGTTTTGAAATTGATCGTGATAAAATAAAAAACGATATAATAACTTCTTTTATAAACCAAAAAAGAATAAGTAATAATGAAAGAGATTTTGCATATACTGATTATGTAGTACCTTTTTCACAACCTTTACAATGGTTAAAAGATTATTTAAGAGATCATTTTAGAATAGAAAATAATAAAACACTTATACCTAAATTAGACTTTGGTATTATTCTTGATAAAAAACAACAATCCCACAACAGAAATTTAGTAGAACCATTAGACTTATTACATGCACCTGACTATACTTGTATTTATGGTGTTGATATTGATGATGAAGAACAACTAGAAGTAGTAATACATTATAATGATAATAGACGTGTCAATAGAACTTGGCATGTTCCTTTACAGAATAATAAATTTATTATATTTCCTAGTATGCAAAGATTTTATATTACAGAAAATAAATCAAGCAAACTTCAAACAATATTAATATCTACTTATGAATATATCTAATTATTATTGGTATTTTCAATCAGCTATTCCACCAAGAGTTTGTGATGATATTGTTAAATATGGTTTAGCTTCTAAAGAGAATGAAGTACAAGCATTAACTGGTGGTTTTGGTAGAGATAGAGATTTAAGTAAAAACCCACTTACAAAAAAAGAAGTTGATAATTTAAAAAAGAAAAGAGATTCAAATATAGTATGGCTTAATGATAGGTGGATATATAAAGAAATACAACCTTATATACACCAAGCTAATAATAATGCAGGTTGGAACTTTGCATGGGATTATTCAGAAAGCTGTCAATTTACTATTTATAAAAAAAAACAATATTATGATTGGCATTGTGATAGCTGGGATAAACCTTATAATGAAGATGGTCCAACAAAAGGAAAGATAAGAAAATTATCAGTAACAGTTTCTTTAACAGACCCACAAGAATATAAAGGTGGTGAATTAGAGTTTGATTTTAGAAATGAAGACCCTGATAAGAAACCAAACATGAGAACTTGTACAGAAATATTACCTAAAGGTAGTCTTGTTGTATTTCCCTCTTTTGTATGGCATAGAGTTAAACCAGTAACGAAAGGAGTAAGGTATAGTCTAGTAATATGGAATCTAGGTTATCCTTTTAGATAATATGATACAAGGTGGAAGTCAAAAAAAACCAAAGAACCATGTAGATTTTAAAAGTGAGTTTTATTTTTCAACTCCAATATGGGTAGCACAAGCACCTATGTTCTTAAAATCCATGAATAAATTAACAAACAAATATATTAAGAAAGCAGAAAAAAAATTAAAAGAAGATTTAAAAAATGAACCTAAATGGAAACAAGCTATAGGTGATTTTGGTTTATCAAAACATAGTGAAACTTTTTCAAATGATCCACAAGCTAAAGAGTTTGTAGATTTTTGTGGTGCTAGAAGTTTTGAGTTTTTAGATTGGCAAGGTTTTGATTTAAGAAATCATAGTTTACACTTTACAGAATTTTGGGTTCAGGAGTTTAGTAGAAAAGGTGGTGGTCATCATGATACACATGTTCATTGGAATCAACACGTTTCAGGTTTTTACTTCTTAAAGTGTAGTGAAAGAACATCTGTACCAGTAATACATGACCCTCGTATGGGTGCTAGAATGACAAAGTTACCACAAAAAGACCCAAGTAAAATTACACTAGCAAGTGAACAAATACATTTTAAAATACAACCAGGAACTATGATTATTATTCCTGGATATTTACCACATCAATATATTGTAGATGCTGGTCTTGATGATTTTAGATTTATACATTGGAATATAAAAGCTGTAGAAACAAGTATATCTAAAGAAAAGAGTATTAAATGAGTTTTCAAAAAAACAAATACTGCGTAATAAAAGAAGCTGTACCAAAACAAATTGCTGAATTTGTATATAATTATTTTTTACTTAAAAGACAGGTAGCTAGAACTTTATTTGATACAAGGTATATATCACCATTTACTACAGAATGGGGTGTATGGAATGATGAACAAGTACCAAATACTTATTCTAACTATGCAGATATAGCTATGGAAACTTTATTAATAAGATGTTTAGATATTATGGAAAAAACAACAAAACTAAAATTAAATCCAACATACTCGTATGCTAGAATATATAAAACAGGCGATATACTTCATAGACATAAAGATAGATTTAGTTGTGAAATATCTACAACTCTTAATTTGGGTGGAGATCCTTGGCCTATACATTTAGAACCAAAAAAAAATGTAGGTATACCTAATGGTAAAAAAATTACAGTATCTAGTAATAACAAAGGAATTTCTATAAATCTTAGACCTGGAGATATGTTAGTTTATCAAGGTATGGAACTAGAACATTGGAGAGAAGAATTTCAAGGAGATAACTGTGCACAAGTATTTTTACACTATAATAATCAAAAATCTAAAGATGCTGATAAAAATATTTATGATAAAAGAAAGCATTTAGGACTTCCATCTTGGTATAAACAATGATAGACAGATTACTGGTGGGTGAGTTTTACCACCAAACCACCAAACTCACCTGCCTTATTTTTTTATTAATATTTTTAACTTCTTGTTCATCTAATAATAAAGTACCAAAACCAATTGGAACATTATATAAGATTATAACAGGTGATATTAGATGAAAAAAAATGTTCTCATATGCATTCCAGCTTTTGATCAAAAAATACATCTACAAACTATATCTTCAATTATAAATGTAAGAGATACTCTTATGCAGGCAAAAATAGGTTGTGGTATGATGTGGGTAAGAGATAGTCTTGTTACAAGAGCAAGAAACAAATTAGTAGATCAATTTTTAAAACAAAAAGAATATACACATTTATTTTTTATAGATGCAGATATAATTTTTGATCCTCAACAATTTATAAGAGTTTTGTTATTTGATAAACCTTTGACTTCAGCAGGTTATCCTATAAAGCATGAAGATCCAATAGAACAAGGTGATGCAAGTCAAGGGTGGTGTATTAATTTTCCTATAGGTAAGTATGATTTAAGTGATAATGACAAAGGTTTTAAAAAAGTTAATTATTCAGGTACTGGTTTTATGTGTATTGAAAGAAAAGTATTTGAAACAATTATAGATAAATATCCAACAATAAAATATAAAACTGATGTAAGAGCTAAAATTGATGAAAAAAGAGAATCTTTAGATGTTATTGGAAATGAAGAGTATGCTTTCTTTGATTGTGGTATACAAGGTAATGGTATTTTAAAAGACCCTGAAAATACTAAAAGATATTTAAGTGAAGATTTTTATTTTTGTCAATTATGGACACAATGTGGTGGAGAGATTTGGGCAGATTTAACAAGTAGTCTAAAACATATTGGTATTAAAAATTATGAAAGAAAACCAATTTTTAAATTAAAGGAAAATGATTCTTAGTCATGGTGGAGTACAAGCTAAAACCTTTCTAACTGCCATAACTAATTATATCAAATTATGAGTGATAAAGATACAATAAAACAATTACAACATCAGGTTGATTTTCTTAAAGCTAAATTAAGAGCTTCCTGTGATGGATTTATTACTAATGATCCTGTTGTTAATAGAGTTATAAATAAGATAATCAAAAGACATAAACAAGGTATGAAAAAATTTGGCAAAACTATGTCAGATAACAATAGACCCTTTAATGAGTGGGTAAAAGAAGCCCAAGAAGAGAGTATTGATTTTGTACATTATTTAGAGAAAACCCTTAAATAGACCAAAAAGACCCCTTTTAAAAGCCCTCACATGCCCCACAATTGACGATTGCATCCAAATAGGTAGTCAGGTATACCCTAGTTTTATGGTTACAAAATTATGGCAAAAAAACCTCTATATGGTAAGATTGTATCTTACGAAAAAACTTTCAAAGGTACTTCTATTGGTAGAAGACCAAAGAAAGTTTCAACTATGAATAAGAGTAAAAGACAGGGTAGAACCAAGAAGCAATTGAGTTACAGAGGACAAGGAAAATGAAAAGAATTAAACGTAGAGTTGCAAGGAATACAGATACTGCACATCAAAGGATTGACGATCATGAAAAATTGTGCAGGATAATGCAAAAAGAAACACATAGAAAGATAGAATTAAATGGGCAAAAGATTGAAAGATTGGAAAAGGTTGTATTTACATCTACAGGAATGTTAATAGTAGGTATGGGAACAATTATATATGGGTTAATCTTCTAACATAGGAGGTATCAATGCAATTATCAAAACATTTTAAATTAGAAGAATTTACAAAGTCAATGACAGCTACAAGGAAAGGTATTGATAATACTCCTGGTTCAGGTGATATTAAAAACCTTGAAGATTTATGTTATTGCGTATTAGAGCCAGTAAGGAATAAATTTGACAAACCAGTAACGATTACATCAGGTTATAGATCAGAGGAATTATGTGAAGCTATTGGGTCAAAAAAAACATCGCAACATGCAAAAGGACAAGCAGTAGATTTTGAAATAGCTGGTATTCCTAATATTAAAGTAGCTTATTGGATTCAAAACAATTGTGACTTCGATCAATTGATCCTCGAGTTCTACAAAAAAGACGACCCCGCAGCAGGGTGGATTCATTGTAGTTATAATGAAAAAGGATCAAACAGAAAGCAAGTTTTAAGATATGATGGTAAAAAATATGATAATGGACTACCTGATATGAAGTGGGATAAAGGAGTTGTTGTAGGTTAATGCCAACACCAAAACAAATAATTATAGAAGCATTAGAAAAAAAATACGATGCTGATATGTCTAAAGCAGAAGCTAATATCAAGGTATTATTAGAAAACCCTGTTGGTGTTGCAGATCATGGAGATATTGTAAACACAGTAGATAAAGAAATGCAAAAAATAAGTAAAGCAAAAGAGATGCTAGATGAACTAGCAAATTGGAGGTAAAATGTGGTTATCAGCAATTAAATTAGCAGTATCAACTGGAAGTAAAATATATGCTAACAAACAAAGACAAAAAGAAGCCATGTCACAGGCAGCACTTCTTACTGCAGAAAAGATGGCTCGTGGAGAGAGAGAATACGAGGGTAAACTTTTAGAAGCAAGACAAAATGATTATAAAGATGAATTTGTCCTTATAATATTATCTGCTCCGATAGTTGTACTCGCTTGGGCAGTTTTTAGTGACGATCCGACTATGATGCAAAAGATAGAATTATTTTTTCATCATTTTGGTAATCTACCAGTATGGTTTCAAACTTTATGGATAACTGTTGTTGCAAGTATTTTTGGTATCAAAGGAACACAAATATTTAAAAATGGTGGTCCTGGAAACAAAAAATAGATAAGACAATTAGTTTCTATCAAAAGTAGTAAATTTAAGATATAGCTTTATCATGAAGTTTATTTTGACTATAGTTATGTGTTCTTATTATCAAGGTGCGTGTTTAACACCATACACTTTCCCACAAGGATATAATTCAATGTATGATTGTTTATTAGATGGCTATAAAAAATCATATGACAAGGTTGAAGAAATAGGTCGAAAAGAAATTAATGCTCATGGGATATATCTAAAGTTTGATTGTAAACCTGCAACTCAGACTTGAAAATAAACTACTGATTGTAATTACAACTTTTATTTGATACAACTTTTGATGTATGAAATCTAAAAAACTTAAAGTCTTTGTTATTGGAGATACTCATGACAGTCCTCACATACCTGACAAAAGAAGATTTGGTTGGTTCTCAAAACATATAAATAATATCAATCCTGATGTAGTTGTTCACATTGGTGATCTTGTTACTTTAGATTCTTGCACACATTATATAAATGATGACACTTATACTGCAAGAATAGAGAAGCCACTCTTTACTCAAGAGATGCGTTCTTTGGAGGGTGCTTTAGAAGAATTTGATTATTGGTTACAAAATAAAAAAATACCAAAATATATTACTATGGGAAACCATGAAAAAAGATTATGGAGATATGAAGACAAGAATCCATCTTTTTATGGTCTAGGACAAAAAGAATTATTAGGAACTTTAAAAAAATATAAATGGCAAGTTATACCATATGGAACTTACCTGATGTTAGGTGGTGTAGGTTTTATACATGCTCCTTTGAACCCTATGGGTAAAGAGTATGGTGGTGAAGCAAGTGAAAGACAAGTTGCAAACAAATCAAAAATTGACATAGTTTTTGGTCATAGTCATAGGGCACAAGACAATAGAGTAGCAAAAATAAGTAATATTAAGAACGATTTTACTAGAATTGTTAATGTGGGCTGTTCTTTACCCTATAATCATATAGAAAGTTATGCTAGACATAGTTTAACTGGTTGGACATATCAAGTTAGTGAAATAATAATTTGGGATGAACATATACAAGAAGTACATAATGTATCAATGCAGAGGTTAGAAAAGGAATATGATGGACGAGGATTACGAAAAGTTAAAAAAAACAATATATGGTAAAAATTACGATAAGGTTAAAGATGGAAAACCTTTCGTGCATCTAGCAAAAAGTAAAAGTACAGGAAAGATTCTTTTACAAATTGGTGATGAGTTAGGTACAGTTACATCTAAAATCATTGGAGTAAGAGAAGCATTTAAAATAGCTTATAGATTATTAGATATGGTCTATGACAAAATCAGACAAGACGAGAAATGATTGATGATAAAGTCTATAAGATATGGAAAGTACAAGATAGGTGTAGAGTATACTCATCTTAAAGATTGCTATGGTCTATATGACCCAAATAATAAAAAATTACAAATAGATAAAAGACAAAAAGGTTTTAAATTATTCAATACATGGATGCATGAATTGTTTCATATAATTATGTATCATGAAGAAATAGATGTAAATAAAAAGGGTGAAGAACCTATTGCTAAAGCTGTCGGTGATGGCTATGAAAAAATATTTAAAAGCAACCCACGATTGAAGAATAAATTATATTCATTATTAAGACTTGATATTAATAGTAAGAAATGATATTCAATAGTTAGTTTTTTAGTTTATAAAAGCCCACCATCCCCAGTATATCCTTTCCTTTTTATTCGAATCATACTGGGGTGGTTCCCTTAAGCACTTAACTTTTTAGTTTCTTCTTCTACTTCTTTTTTTACAATTTTATTAAACTTAGTATTAAGATAAACATCCTTACTATCAAATTGTAGATTATGTTCATTAGCAATTCTACACATCTCACCTAGATCATAGTTAAGATAATGAGCAAGTAAGAACATAAAACATTTTACAAACTCTGGTCCATGATGAACACGACTAGGGCAAAGTGCATGAGCCATTTCATGTATTACTGTGAAAGCATCATGACCATATATTCTTGATAACTCTATCTTTTTGTAGTAGCCCTTTGATTTTCTATTTTCATAGTAACCATTATAGCAAGAAGACTTATGTCCTCTTTTAGAAAAACATTTTACTCTAGATACTTGTTTCCTAATTGATGATGGATATATTTTCATCTTGAAGTTTATCCATATCCAAGTAGCATAGTTTTGTGCTTCTCTTGTATCTTTAAAGCTAATTGATTTTCCAGTACCACCTGTTGAACAAAATTGTTTTTCCCATAGTCTTTCAACTTTGTACAATTTACTTCGTTGGCTATCTTTCATGTTATCCTCCATTTGTTTTGTTATCCTATAGAGTAACACAATCAAAAACTTTTGTCAATAGAAAAAAATAATTATTATTAGCTATTATTAGGTGGGTGCTTCCACTCTCGCTTCCACACCCACAACCTAAGGGAAGGTTTGTCATTAAAGACAAATCACTATAACAAAAAAAAGGGGTGTACCCAACTATCAAAAAGGGTCAAGATGTTAATATATGGACACCTCAGGAGGTTTTATTTTAGTCTTTTTGCTTGATTTTAGAGGTATCTATGTTTTTCTCAATTAAATGATCTTTTTTATTTTTGTAAGAAACAAAGACATTTTGTTTTGGAAACTTACTCACTAATGACTTTAACATTTTTTTAAATGACATAGCTTGTATGTTTTCTGTTTCACCTTTATCAGGAGTAACTACAAAATTATATCTCATCAACCTTTGATCATATGTCTAGCACTAGACTCTTGAGTAATACGCATATCTTTTAATGCTCTTTTATTATCATAAGAATCTTTTTTACGACTATATATACTTTCTGCAAGAACTAAAGCATCTATGTGTTTCATATACTCACCACTAAGAATTGCTTTATCACTAGCATCAGTAGACTTATCTCCTGATCTAATAAAAGATTGTTTTAATTTAGCTTTTAATATTGGTAGATGATATTCTAATCTTCTATAATCTCTTAAGGCATTAGCTTTTTCTTCTGAAGCAGTTTCTAATTCTTGAAATGTTCTATCAGGGTCTAATATATAAGTAGTGTGTTCTAAATTACTCATAATATTATTGCTCCTATAATAAAACCTATAATAAAAATTATTATTTCTGTTCTATACATCAAGTGCCATAAGTGAAACTTGTCAATATATTTTTTATATTTCTTCATTTTTACTCCATTTTTTTTAGTTAAGGTACAAGAAGCCTAACTACTAAATTAATAGTTTTTATTTAACTTCCTGTATTTTTAATTAAGACTATTGTTCTTTCTTATTTACAATATCTGTCTTAATTATTTCTCGTTGAATATCTTTGTACTCTCTACCCAACTTACTTGCTTCAAGATTAACACCTCCATGAGTATGTACAGTTGTAACATACTTTTGATGTGTATTGTCCAAAGCATCAACGAGTTTTCTCAGTTGCTCGTTCATCTTTCTCCTCTATGGTTGCCCTTATATTTTTAGGCAAACTTTCTGAGACTTCTTTAATGAAATCTTCAGCTTTTTTATTTGTAGACCAAGTTATTTGGTTTACAAAATCAGATGTACTACGAACCCACAATTTTATCAAGTAATTTTTCACAATATTTAATAAACTTAAATAAAGGATATTACCTGTCAAAATATGAGTATATCCCTTACTAGAAAGGCATATCATCATCAACATCATTACCCAAGTCTTTTCTTGGATCAACTTTCTTTTGGTATGGGTTATCTATCTTTACAACTACTTTTGGAATACCACCTTGAGTTGTTTCTCCCCAATCAAAAAAAGCTACATCATATTCACCTTTTGGTAAGTCTTGCATTAGCTTAAACTTACTGCTGGTATATAATGGTGCTTTTGGATTTGGTCTATCACCT